GCAGAGCTTCTGGAAACCATGTATCCCGAATCAATACCAGACACTTCCATAGTCCTCCCTTGCGAAGCTCTGGACAGGATACTCGATATCCAGGAGTTGAAGAACCGGATTAAGGAACTGGAGGACCAGAAGAGTGAGAGTGAGAACACGCTAAAGCAGATGCTTGGCGAGAATGAAAGCGGAATTGTGGACAACTGGAGGGTCGACTGGAAGATGGTCGCTTCTTCCAGACTGGATACCAAAACCCTTAAACAAGTACGCCCGGATATCTACGAAGAATTCTGCAAGGAAAGCATGTCCAGAAGATTCGCGATCAAGGAGGTAGTATAAGTGAAAACGACAGACGCGAAGGAGATTGTAAAGGCCAAGACTCAACAGATACAGTCTGGGAATGGCGATAAGTACAAGACTCTCCAGGATCTTCTCAAGAGAATGCAGGGAGAGATCCAGAAGGCTCTTCCGAAGCACATGGACGCGGATAGATTCGCGAGGATCGCCTTCACCGAAGTTAGAAGGAATCCTAAACTTCTCGAGTGCTCACAGGGATCCTTTCTCGGCGCTCTCATGATGGCCGCTCAGGTCGGGCTCGAACCCGGCCCTCTCGGGTTCTGCGACATCCTTCCATACGAGAACAAGAAGACCGGAGAGGTAACCGCCCAGTTCCAGATCAGGGCAAAGGGATTTGTGAACCTCATGTACAGGTCCGGCGAGGTCACTTCTGTATCTTCCAACGTAGTGTACGAGAACGACCTGTTCGAATTCGAGTACGGGATCGACGAGAAACTGAGGCACATTCCTAACTTCTCCGGAGACAGAGGCGGGAGGACCTGCGTATATGCCATCGCTCACTTCAAAGACGGTGGCCACATGTACGTCGTTCTTCCTCCCGAGACCGTCCAGAAGATCCGGAGAAAGTCGAAGACTCCGAACTACGGTCCCTGGGTAGACTGGGAAGACGAGATGTGGGTCAAGACCGCTCTCAAGAGACTTTCCAAGTACGCGCCGCTCTCTCCCGAACTGATGAGAAAGCTCGAGCTCGACGAGACTACCAAGAGCGAGGTCAAGGAAGATATGTCGGAGGTCCCCGACGAAACCGAGTGGATAGAAGTAGACGCCACGGCAATTGAAGACATCCCTGAAGGCGAAAGCGAGATCTCCGAAGAAAAGAAAGGTTCTCTCACCGGCCTGAAATAACCCGCTTCATTCCGCTCCCGAAAGATCGGGAGCGGGTTTTTTCTCAATACCGAGGTGAATGGAATGTCGTCGTATATTGATCTCATGAATCGTTTCTGGAGACTTGATATGGAGGCCCGTTTTACGCCAATAGAGACCAAATTGTACTTTGCTGTATTGCATATTGCAAATAGCCTCTGGTGGAAACAGCCCCTCACAATTCCCAATAAACGGTTGCTTGCTATGGTGGAATGTACTGAGCCTACTTTCATCAAGGCGAGACAAAGGATCAACGATCTAGGACTCATCATCTACAAGAAAGGGACTACTAGAAAAGCCGGACGCTATTTCATAGTTGAAGATTACTTAAATGATTTTAGTAATGAGTATAGTAATGGCTTAAGTAATGGCTTAAGTAATCCCTTTAGTAATCCTTTAAGTAATCTCTTTAGTAATCAGCAAAGCCAGCCAGCTATTCAAGCCGATCTTGGACTCCCTAAGACTAGACAAGACAAAGACAATAATAATATATATATAGGCGCGGGCGAGATCGAAAAGATTGTTCTTCTCTGGAAGGAATTCCAGCTCTCTCTTCTTCCAACGAATATGACCAAAACCAACGAAACGATTCTAAACGCATTGCGGGCATACGGATATGAACAGGTGGCCAGAGCTATTAGAAACTACTCCGAGATCGTAAACGGGAAAGGCTACATTCTGGACACCCGCTGGCAGCTTTCGAGCTTTCTCGAGAAGCACATAGAGAAGTTTCTGGACATTGAGAGCGCCAGACAGATGTACAAAGGAGGCGGAAATGGATCGTCTGGGAAGTCTTTTGCAGGAAATGGAAGCAAGACAAGCCGAACAACAGAGAGGCCTGATCGAGAGCATTACACGGGCGGAAAATACGGCGGCTTTTTTGAGACTGACGGATCTTCCGAGAGTGGCTGAACTTGATCTGGACACCGATGAAATCGTGGCCGCCGGTCTTGCGCAACTCAGCTTCTTTGAGAGGCGGCTTGCCGATTGCGAGCGGTGTGTGAACGGCGCTCTATGTTCGAAACACTCCCCCCGGAAGGGTCAGATTCCCGCTTCCAAAAACGGGAAACTCGTAATGCTTCCCTGTGGAAAGTTCGAGGAGGCCATGACCAGGAAGCTACTGCAACTATCCGGATTGAGAAAGAGATTCTGGGATTGCACGCTGGAAAACTACCTCCCCGAGACCAGGGAACAGAAGGCCGCGGTCAAGAAGATTCAAAACTTCGTTCATAGTCTCCCAGGCGAGAGGGGACTTCTCATCTCCGGTCCGGTGGGTACGGGGAAGACGCATCTAGCAGCCCTATTATCCGGGAGGGCCTGAAGAAAAGGGATACATGGAATTACCGCTTTGTTGAGGTCCCGGCTCTTCTATCGGAGATCCGCGCAGGATTTAATACAAGGTCCTCGGACTCTCCGTTGAAGATGATCGAGGAGGCCGATCTGCTCATACTGGACGATCTCGGAGCCGAAAAGGTTACTGACTGGGTAAGAGAACAACTGTATCTAGTGATCAATCAGAGGTATTCCGAGATGAAACCGACGGTTATAACGACTAATGACTCTCTAGAGGAGCTAGAGGCAAACGTCTCCCAGCGGACCGTCTCGCGAATCATGGATATGTGCGACGGCGTTCTTCTAACCGGAGAGGATTACAGGAAGAAGAGGTTGAGAGTTAGCGCTGGATGAAAGACCGACACAGATTCCGAGTGACCGACGAAGGAAGGTGAATAGATGAAGCAACACTGGTTTGAATGTGTTTTTCAGTCAAGACTCGCAGGCTTCGCCAGGCTGAGCGTGGAAGTACAAGGGTTAAACGAAGGAGACGCCTCAGATAGAGCACAGTCTCTTCTAGGACCACATTGGGCCTTTGTATCCAGCCGGCAAATCACAAGCCTGAAGATTGTGGAGGTGGACTACTAGTGCCTGTTTTCAGATTCGAACTCGAAAGGATAGACAAGCTTGGAGAGAGTTTCTCCACTACCGTTGAAGAAGACAAGCCGTGGCCTGCTGCGGAAAAGGCTAAGAGAGAAGCAAGAAGGAGAATGCCCGGCAGCAGGTGGAGAGTAAAGAGCTGGAAAAGGGAGAGCAAGGATGACTAAGCGAAAGTGCCCACTATGCGGGTGTGAATGGTACAGCAGCGTCTCCCAGGAGGCGTGGAACTGCCAGAAGTGCGGATATCTTTTGACACCCGATCTCAATGAGGAGGCCGAAAGCGCAGCCGACGCGATGATAATAGCCGGAAAAAATCCCGAGAACGAAGGGTTCTATGTCTGGGGTATTAGAAAGGGTGACTCTGAATGAGCATTTCCTTTAACAGGATAGTGCTCGTCGGCAGGTTGACAAGAGATCCTGAGACCAAGTTCGCGGCAAGCGGGACCCAGGTCTCCACATTCAATCTCGCAGTGGACAGAGACTACCCGAAAGAGTCGGATGCGACCGACTTCATTCGCATCGTCACATTCGGAAAGACAGCCGAAAACGTCGGTAAGTACATGGTTAAGGGGAAACTGGTTCTGGTAGAGGGATCTCTCCAGATAAACAAATGGAAGACTCAAGAGGGAGAATCCAGATCGAATGCCGAAGTAGTCGCCACGAACATACGATTTCTCGAGGCGAAAACGAAGCTACAGGGGAACTGCGAGGCTTTCGCGGAGGACTCTCCCGAAAGTGAAGACGTCGCTTTCTTCGGGAGCGATGATCACGGAAGTGACGATATACCGTTCTAAGGAGGGAATAATCGTGTGGATCACGATCATAATGATTGCCTGGAGCACCTTCATCCTCGGATATGCCCTCTCAGGTCTGCTCAGTTCCGGTGCACGTGAAGAACTCGAGTCTCAGAATGCACGCCTCAGAAAGGAGGTTTCGACTCTCCGCACCGAGATCGACATCATGCAGAAGGAGCTGAACTTCAGGGAGAAGATAATCAGGGGAAAATCGGCAGTCTGAGGAGGTTATCATGAAACCAGCTGACAAAGCTAAAGCCGTCGCAATTGCGTATCCGACATATTCAATTCTCAAACGACACGAGAAGAAACTCAAAGAGAACATAGAACGCCTCGGGAAGATGAAGGCTTCAGAACCCATCGATCAGCTGTATCTTCATCTCTCTCGTATGCGCGACTTTCTGAAACTGTACGAAGAGATGGAAGAAAACAATCTGGAAGCTATGAGAAGGTGAGGGCCTCTGCCAAGGCCCTCGCCCGATTCGGAGGGAAAGGATGCTTCAGGAGAGATGTGAAAGGCTTGTAGTTGGTGCTCATTCAGAAGAGGATCTTGTCATCGTCCTGCGTTCGCTACAGTCCATGTGGGCCAGGGTCCTGGAAAGGCCTGTCATTCTTGGACTGATAGACGGACAGATTATGGTCGAAACTCCATGCATGGCTCCGTCCTTCCAGTCAAAGATTAGCATGAGCGCTGCCCTTAGAACCAAAAGATTGATCGGAGTCCAGGAGAAGGAAATATACTACCAGGCGATCGGGATCCTGGACGGCATGTTTAGAAGACTTACCAAACGACAGATGGAGGCTATCTTCTGGAGGCTTATAGATCACAGTAGGAAAGACGGAAAACCTCCTAGCAATAGAGAGATCGCTTCTTTCCTGAATATTGACGAATCGGCGCTTCGAAGACGTATGAGAAGAGCTTGGGAGAAATTGGGAGGAGATCCCATATATTTGTCGAATTACGTCGCATTCAGCCTGGATTCGGATTAAATAGCCAGAGTGGAAAGTGCTATACTGATGGTAAGCTAATCAAATCATAATGCGCTTTGAAACGTCACCCTTTCTGTATTGAGGTACTGGGCCGGAAGACGGCCCTTTTTTATTGACTAGATCTGATGGTATTCATAGCCGGGCGATTTGGATACGTCCGCAAAAAATGATATAATTTACTATAATCACAGAAATTATCTAATCAAGGCTTCCAGACGGGAGCCCTTTTTTATATACAGAGGTCCTTCGGGACCTCTTTTCTTTTGGTGTAACGTTACATGCCGTTACATACCGTTACGGACTGGAGGTGATGTCATGCCCAAGCCCAGCAAAATCGAACAGCATAGCCTTGAGAAAGACGTGCTCGACTGGACTAGACAGGGCATGTCATCCAGGGAAATCTCTGCAAAGATCGGCGAAGAGAAAGGCCTCAACATATCACACAGAGCTATCGCGGCTTTCATCAAGTCTATCAGGGAAGAGAGAGCCGAAACATCGAGGGCGATAGTCCAGGAGCACATGCAGAAGACTCTTCCAGACGACCTCGAACTTCTGGATGAAATGAACCAGGAACTGTCCGAGTGGTTCAAGGATGAATCGCTCTCGAAAAGAGAGAGATTGAGGATATACGACAGTCTTCTCAGGGGAATAGATATGAAGCTAAAGAACTCCGGCGCTAGCGAGAACAGCACTGAAGACTTCCTGAAGGCTCTGAAAGAACGCTGGGGGATATGAACAAAGAGTTGTTCTTGAAAGACATAGGCTTCGTGCCTCACTCGGGGGGCCAGAAAGAGGCCTTTATGTCGGACGCCAGGTTCAAGATCCTTTGCAACGGAAGGCGCTGGGGAAAGTCTTTGTACGCAGCTGTGGAAGCTATCAACTACCTGTTCAGAGAGAACAAGAGAATTTGGGTCGTGGGTCCGACTTACGACCTCTCGAGGAAGGTCTTCAGAGAGATCTATCGCTATGTGAGACCTAGAAGAAAGATCTGGCACCCGGACGGACACTGCAGCGATTCGAAATCAGAGATGCGGATCCTCACGAACTGGGGGACGGAGATACTCGGGAAATCCGCGGACAATCCAGACTCTCTCATAGGTGAAGGATTGGATCTGCTCATAATCGACGAGGCGGCCAGGATAAAGGAAGTCATCTGGGACGAAAACCTGAGGCCCACGCTTACAGACAGACAGGGCAAGGCGATAATCATCTCGACTCCCAAAGGGCGTAACTGGTTTTACCATCTCTGGACCAGGGGAAAGGACCCGCAATTTCCTCTATACCGGTCATGGCGGCACCCTACATCCGACAACCCTCACATAGCGCCAGAGGAGATCGAAGAAGCTAGAATGACGCTCCCTGACAGAGCATTCAGACAGGAATATCTCGCGGAGTTTCTGGAGGATACCGGTGGCGTCTTCAGGAACGTGAGAAGACTTATTCGTAAAACACTCAGAGAACCTTTGAAGGGCGAAAGTTTCCATGTAGGCGTCGACCTCGCCAAGTACATGGACTTCACTGTGATTACCGTCCTGGACAGAAAAGGAGATCTCGTTTACTTCGACAGGTTCAACAAGATCGACTGGAATCTCCAGAAGGAAAGGATAAGGTTTATCAGCAAGAAGTATCCCGGAAAGATTGTTCTTGACAGCACGGGTGTCGGCGATCCGATCTACGATGAGTTGCGGAAAGACGGGCTGAATATCGAGGGCTATAGGTTCACTTCCTCTTCCAAGGAGCAGTTGATCAACAATCTATCCATGGTGATAGAACAAGAGCTTGTGCATCTGGACGACATACCCGAACTAATAAATGAACTCGAGATCTTCGAGTACCAGATAACGCCTTCGAGAAACCTCAAGATGAGCGCTCCCGAAGGATACCACGACGACTGCGTGATCTCTCTGGCTTTGGCTGCCTGGAGCTATCATGCCGGCAACAGTCTGCCGGCTTTCTATTCGCGTTCAGACAAGTATTGAGGTGATTTCCATGGGAATACTGGATATATTCGCCAGAAAACCGGTGAAACGCCCTTCTGTCGGCCAGATGGGTGTAAGTGAAGAATCGAGTTCTTCGGAGACGGTTCTGGACAGCTCGGTGATAAAAGAGATGAAGAAAGACGAAACGGTGGCGGCCGGTCTCAGATTCATCTCCTCTTCAGTGGCTTCTAAGATTGGGGAGTATTCGAATCCGGACCAGAACGTCTTCGAGTTCGTAACGGCGGTTCTGGATAACCTCGAGAATTCGATCTTCACCGTGCTAAAGAAGATGCTCGCGGACAGTTTGGCCTACGGTTGGTCCGCCGCAGAAATCGTCTGGCAGAGCACCAACGGAAGGCTCTGGATAGAAAAAATAGTTCCATACGAGCCCTCGGCCATGAAATTCGATCCGGAAGAAGAACCGCAGTTCATAAAGCTGACGACTTCAAAGGGTGAGTTCAAGATCCCCCTCTCCAAGATGTTTGTCATAAAAAACGGGGAGGGGCTATATGGAGAGTCCATACTGAAAAGCTGCTATCGCGCCTGGGATTTTAAGAGGAAACTCTTCAAGATCTGGGCTATCGGACTGGACAAGTACGCTCTTCCCATCGTACATGGAAAGACCACAAATATAAACATGCAGGACGATCGCGGCAACGCCACCACCTCCGTTGCCATGCTCAACAACCTGTTGAAGAGTTTCCATTCAAAGACGGCGATAGCCACCGATAAAGAGACCGAGATAGTTCTTCTCCAGGCAAACGCGAAAGACCTATCCGAGCAGTTCAGACAGGCCATCGAGTACGCAAATATACTTATATACCGTAACCTCGGGCTACCCCCGCTCCTCCTCAACAACGAGCACGGCGGCGCTTATGCCCTGGGTAAGGTCCACATAGATATGGTTCACTCTTCTTCTCAGGCGCAGGCGGAGAACCTGGTCGATGCTTTTCTCGACCAGGTGGTGGCGAAACTGATCGATTACAACTTCCCGAATCCGGACGACTATGGAGAATTCGCCATCATCCATGAGCAATCGCTGGATGACAAGAAACTTCAGGCCGAATACCTCGAAATTCTTAGCAGGGCCGGGTTGCTGGACAACCTCTCGGATGCAGACAGAAGATGGGCCAGAACCGCGTTGGGAATGCCGCCCGAAGAAGAGTAGCTATGAACGCCGCGACATTTCTCAAGATCCACAGAAGAGCCGAAAACAAGATCTTGAGAGCGTTCACCATCCCGTCGGGAAGGGAAGCATACGAAGGAAAGAGGCTCTCTATTGACTACACCGCGATCATGAACTCCCTGGAAGCTGTTTTCCTTCTTTCAAAGGCGTTGTCCATATACGACCTCAAGCGGAGAG